ACCAAAAAATGATTACTTCTAAAGTAAATGCTGCTGGTAAAGTTGTTATTACTGCAACAAACATGCTTGAAACAATGACAGAAAAACCACGTGCAACTCGTTCTGAAGTATCTGACGTATTCAACGCAGTTATCGATGGTACAGATGCTACAATGCTTTCTGGTGAATCTGCAAATGGTAAATACCCAGTTGAATCAGTTCGTACAATGGCTACAATTGATAAAAACACTCAAACTCTTCTTAAAGAGTATGGTCGTCTTGATTCATCAACATTTGACCGTTCAACTAAGACTGAAGTAGTTGCGTCTGCAGTTAAAGATGCTACTAACTCAATGGATATCAAACTTGTTGTTGCTCTTACTGAATCAGGTAACACTGCTCGTTTGATTTCTAAATACCGTCCAGAAGCTGATATCTTGGCTGTAACATTCGATGAAATTACTCAAAAATCATTGATGCTTAACTGGGGTGTTATTCCAGTAGTTACTGAAAAACCAAGCTCAACTGATGACATGTTTGATGTTGCTGAAAAAGTTGCATTGGAATCAGGTCTTGTAGAATCTGGTGACAACATTGTTATCGTTGCTGGTGTTCCTGTAGGTACAGGTGGTACAAACACTATGCGTATCCGCACAGTAAAATAAGATTTAAAGAAAAAGCCTATCATATCAAGGTTTAAACCTTGGTAGATAGGTCTTTTTTTATTCTAAGGGGCAAGAAAGGGGCAAGTTATCAATGATTTCAACTACCTTATTCTTCATTTTGTTGGTGACGTGAGTATAAATCTTCATCGTTGTATCACTGTCATCATGCCCAACTCTATCCATGATAGCCTTTAACGGGACGCCATTCTCAGCTAGATAACTGACCAGCGTATGCCTGAAGATATGTGATGATATTGGTTTGTTAATTGGCTTATCTAGTCGCTTGTTAGCTGCTTGAATAGAGTTGTTAAATGAGTTTCGTTGAAGTGGTACGCCCTTGTCAGTCACAAAAATATAATCCCTATCCATGGTCACCCAATCGTCTGATAGCGACCTGTTTAGATCCCGAATCTGTATAGCTTCATCCAACAATTCCATCTCACGTTTAGTCAGTTTGTTGCTACGGTAGCCTGCTGGGGTCTTAGGCGGTTCTTTTTTAGCTCTCTTATAGCCCTGAACACTATCTAGAGTGCCAAAAATATCAAGATATCCATCCTCTTTTCTGTAGTTGCACGTTTCAAGGGCTACCGCTTCACCGATTCGAGCACCACTGACAAAGAGAAACTCTGCAAGGATGGCATTTCTATAAGTGCGTTTTTGCTTTCGTAATTCTGAAAGTAGCGGAAGTAGTTCAGTGTCTATCTCTAGAAACTTGTTCCTTATCTTATCGTAATCTTCCATCGTTTGCTGTTTCTTGGGAAGTTTTGCTTGCCTTGCAGGATTGCTAGGAATATAACCAACAGTGCAAGCGTAATCGAAGGTTAGGTTTAAAATAGATTTAACACGCTCAAGGATTGAACGTGGAACATCGGCATCGTTGATAAAGCGTTGGATATAGTGTGTATCAATGTTTGCTATTTTGACATCTACAGCGAAATTCTCTTCGACATACCTGACATTGCTGGTCATGGAACTAATCGAAGTCCTTCGAATGCCTTTCTTGTGAAATTCCCACCACTCGTTCAACACATCGTTAAATGATGCGTCGGTAGTGTTTAAGCCAGCCATCTTCTCAGCTATCTTATCATCAAGCAAGCGTTGAGCTTCTTTCTTTGCCCGATTAGACCCACTGTTAAGCGTTACAGATACCCGTTTCCATTTTTCAGTGTAAGTGTCCTTATAACGCTCGAAATATTTATATTTCCCGTTTGGTAATTGTTCTACCCACATTGTCACATCTCCTTATTTTTGGTAAAATGGGTACAGAAAAAAGGACACAATCTTGTTAGGTTGTTTTACCGTGATAGTGTTTTTATTTTCTGTGATGCTTGCTCTACACTCTAAGTTTGGCGACGGTGAGTGTAGGGCTTTTTTGTTTTCAAGATGTTTAATTATTTTATCCAGTTTATCGTTTAAGATTTGCTGGTTTTTATTAATCCATGAGTCCTTGTTGTCTAGCCCACTCAACTTGACTATCGTGCCAGTTTTGGCGTGCTTGTTGGTCTGCTTGTTCTCTTGCTACCTCAGGAGAATCGGAAGGTACTCCGCCATATCCAGGCGTATAGCCATATTGTTCAGTTGCTTGGTCTACTTGTGATTGCGTAGGTCCTACACCATCAATAGGCTTTTCTTGTTGAGGTTGAGAAGCTTCGGTTTGCGTCTGTTCTTGCGGTTGTTGTGGTTGTTGTGGTTGTTGTGGTTGTTCTGAACTTGAACTACTAGAAGTTTTTGAAGTCGAAGAAGAACTATGTTTACTTGGCTTTGTGGTGTGCTTTATCACTTTAACAGCTTTAGACTGTTTTGTTTCCTTTGATTCCTTCCCAGACCGTGGCACAAACATTAAGCCAAGGCAGAATAAAACAATAATTGTTAAGATATACCATTTGTATTTTTTCAAAAGTTTCATATCAATTCCTCATCATTTTTAGATACTCATTTTTTACAAAGGTCTCATCACAAATTGTGGTGAGATTATATTTTTCCATGAAGTGTATGTAATTGAAATCATCCAGATTTTCATTTTTTAGCAATTCATGGATCATATTTCTATTAGCTTGAGCTTCATATTTCTCACGCAGGCGCTCGTAGTGTTTGGGGTTGTGTTCTAGGTGCCCTAATTCGTGCAGTAAGACCTTCAAACGTCTTTCGGCAGGTAAATCCTTATTGATGTAAACCACACGGTTAACAGGGTCTAAAAAACCATCTCGTGGCCACTGGCTAGAATCGAACTCACAGATAGAGACATTGAATCGCTCAAGCAATTCTTTTTCAGTCATAGCACCTCGCACCAGTTTCTATAGAAAAAAGCAAAAAAGCCAATTCGACAAACGAACCGGCTCTTTTTAGACGTTTTGTTCCCTTACACTTGCGCACGCACAAGCCATAGGGCGCTGAACTTAATCAGTCTTCCACTAAAAATAGTTTACAAAATGTTTTACTTATTGTCAATGATTTTACAAAAAATAGTAAACATTTTAACCAGTTCTGGCGTTTTTGTGTAATCAGATGCATACCTTTGCATTCGGTCAATAAGATTTTGGATCTTTAAACCTTGATGATATTGAACCGCAGTGGAACAGTAGGCATTTGATAAGGCAATGAGTGAAAGAAGGTCATTCACTTTGCGGTATTGACGATATTTGAGAACGCCCTTTTGTCTAGCAAACGTATTAACTACGGCATTAACTCTATTCAATTTTTCGTCATCTCTGAATACATTTACCATCAGGACATTATTGTGAGCGCAAGCGTTTCTGAGATGTCTCGAGTTATCACCCAATGTCACAGCTTTTTGAAGAGAGTTGGGCCTATACTTATCAAAATAAAGTCCTACTAATTTTAACAAGCAGCCATAATCCATGTGCTCCATCAACGCCCAAATCGGGATATCAGACCCGCGTTTTAGAAACATATCCTTTTGATATCGAGATTGTCTGAACCGATTATAGGTGCTGTTATAGTATGTTGGGTAATTGACAGCGAATTCCTGAACAATTGTATAACCATCTTCATCAGGATTGTTAGTAATTAACCTAGATAACTCGACTTTTATAAAATGTTCAACATTAATAGCAATATCCAGAAGCGTGTCTCGCAAATACATATCAATTGTGGCTAGATCTACAAGATGCTGAAAATCAAGATGTTGATACTTCCCGTTTTTCTTTTTAAAATTTTTTCGAAAAGCAGAGACTTTATAGTAGTAGTTGTTCTTTTCTAAAAAAGTAATAGCTTTACCTTTCGACATAAGTTCAAAACTAACCCCATTGTTGTCAAGCAAAGTAACTAAATCTCTATAAGATTGTTTGGATTTGCGAACCATATCAATCCCCCTTGCTACTCATATAGCCGGCAATTATGCCACGAATAGCCCGCTTATCGTCATCCGTAAGCGGTTTGCCGTCGAACATCATGGCATTAGCTATAATTTCATCGATATCGTGGGAGCTAGGTTGTTCTTCCTCGGTTGTTTCTGGACCATCTCCAAAAAGAATGTAATCTGTCGAAGTCCCCAAAGCTTGAGCTAATTTCACAATTTTTGTTCCCGTTGGAATACTAGCGCCGCTTTCCCACTTTGAAATAGTTGAATCAGATTTATAACCTAACATTTTCGCTAATTCAAGTTGACTAATGCCTTTGCTAGTTCTCAAACTTTCAATTCTACTTCCTCTTTGCTTATTCAAATCCATATCTTTCTCCTTGCTGTTTATATTAATATTATATAGTAGACTTTCCTAATTTTCAAGTTGATTTATAAAAAAACTAAAAAAACTTGAAAAAAAATCAACAAAACCATTGACATTGAATTTAATTCAAGTTATAATTTGTTTGTAAGTTAGTTAGAGAGGAGGAACAAAATGACAAAAACAGTTCCAAAGATTACAATCAAAGAACTCCGAGCACGACACAACTTGTCGCAGAAGAAGTTTGCTGAAAGCGTTGGTACTACAGCTCAGACGGTAAGTGCATGGGAGAAAAATCAACTTTCAATTTCTCCTAAAAACATGGTGCGTATTTGTAAGAAATATCACATTCAATCGTCTGATTTGTACGGTATTTGATATTTTTTTACAGTAAAACTTGAATTTAATTCAAGTCTACGATTATGAAAGGAACAAACATGAAGAAAATAAAAAAAGCCTTTGAAAAAATCAAAGACGTCATTGACGATTGGTTTTGGAGTGATACCGGGTTAATAATCGGTTGTACCTTTTTGGCAATCGTCGGCGCTATATCGGGTTCAATTATTGGGGTAGGGGTTTTCCTTATTATCAAACTGATTATCCACAAGTTATTTGGTTTACCCTTTACAGTTGATTAAGCCTATCACAAGTTTTATCAAATAATTAAGAAACAAGGTAAAAGATGTTCCTAGAATAGAAACTATGAATGGAAGCCATAAAGAAGTTAATAGCGTCCGTTTCATGAATGCTTTGTATTCTGGCAGATAATAAAGACCTTTCTTCGTGAGACCTACGTCGCCAGAAACGTCTTTGACGCATAAGCCTTTGTCGCAAAGCTCCTGAATAAAAATATCGTTATTATCTATTAATTCTTTATTTTCTTTGTAGTAAATTCGGCCCCGTTTGTTAGATTTCCGAATTTTAATAAATGTTTTGATTAAGCAATGCGCTTTGTTTGATAGAACTTCCACAATAAAACTCCAATTATTTTTTAAAACTATTATATCAAAAATAGAAAGAGAAAAATGAACGAAATCAAATTAACCGAAAAAGAAAACACAATCTTTCAATGGTACATGATTCGTAACAATACAGCTATGATTAACGGATTGATCGACTGGATTATAAACGAGCCACCAAAAAGAAGAATGATAACAAGTGATACAACCCACGAACGAGTTTTTCACTTAATGTACCCGTCGCTTGAGAAGCAGGTTGTTATCGGCACCGGAAAAGGCGGGTACAAGAAATGGGGCGTCAAGAAGTTTACACTAGATTTTTATGACAAAGACAATAACATAGCATACGAAATAGACGGAAAGTCCCACGAAACCGAAGTTGGAAGACTGCGAGACAAGTACAGAGACATGTTACTTAACTATTTATGCGGCATCAGAACTGTCAGATATTCAAATAAAGAAGTCGAGAATATGCTGAAAAGAAGAATTAAAGAATTAGGAGTTGAACATTTTGGAATTGACAACAAATGATTTTAATTACTCTTTAGTCGATGCAAAGACGAAAGAATTTTTGGAAGAACGTGCCAATATCATTTACGGCATCCAAAGCAAGAGTGCTTACGAGATAGGAAAACAACTTGCCAAAGCTCAAGAGGAGCTTTCCACTAGGGGTTATGGTTGTTTTGAAGAATGGTATAGAAGTTTAGGGTTTAAAAAAACCAAAGCTTATGAATATATCAATCATTACAATTTCGTTTGTTCGCAAAACGAACAAGCAAATATTGAAAAATTCGAAAGCTTACCAAAAGTGTTGCAAGCCCAAGTATCTAAACCATCCGCTAATCCAGAAGTCAATCAAGCAGTATTCAACGGGGATGTTAAAACCCACAAAGAATATAAAGAGCTTGAGCGTCGCCTAAAACTCAAAGATCAAGCACTCGAAGCGGTTAAAGGCGAGCTTGAGCGTGCCAAGGCAGTCAAACCAACTGAAAAAGTAATCGAAAAGGAAATCATCCCAGACGATTACAAAGCCACACAAGAGCTAAATAAACAGCTACTAGCAAAAAACAAAGAGCTTTCAGATAGCGAGCAAGCGGCTAACGAGCGAGTGCAGTTCATTGAATCACAACTCAAAGAGCTAATGAATCAACGTCAAGAGGTTGACGAAAAGTCAGCTAAATACGACGAATTGACAAGAGCCATTGAACAGTCGCAAGGGCAACTAGATAGCTATCAAAAGCAAGTATCTGCCTACCGCCACACTATCAACTTTTTAGAAAAAGGGAACAAGTTCCTTGCTAACTTTGGCGGTGTTGCATTTCTGGATATTAAGCCAGCGTTAAGCAATCCGAAAGTTAGAACCGAGCTTGAAACTTTCCTAACCATGCTAAATAGTCTCAGTCGTAGCGTTTCGGAGATACTGGAACAAGACGATGTGATTGAAGGAGAAATCTTATGACAAACGACATTATCGGTCAAAGTAAAGACCACGCAAGACAAGTATCACACCTAGCAGTTACTAGAAATATGCTAGATGCACTTGAAAACCATGAGGAGCGTATCGCTAACCTAGAAGACAACATGAGAGTGAACGCTGCACAAGAAATTAAATTGACTAACCTTGTTAACCGCAAAATTGTTGGATTGCTAGAAGGCAAGAAAAGCAAAGCTTACCGTGACAATCATATTCGAGGTAAAGCATATCACGCTATCAACCAAGGAATCATTGATCGTTTCGGTGTGAGACGCAAAGAAATTCCTGCTAAAGAATTTAAGAACGCTGTTATCTTTATCGAAAATTGGGGGTTGAGCGACCCAGAGCTAAAAAACGAGATTTTCACTGCCAATCATCAAGGAAGTTTGTTTGAAGCGTAGTTAGAGAGGAGACACTATGAATGAAATCAAAATCCGTGAAGATAAAATATCCTTGGATGGTCAAGAGTTAAAAACTCTTACGGAATTTGAAATAAAAAGCACAACCGAGGACGGCTATGCAGAAGTGAAATTAACCTTACTTGCTAAGTTGACCTGAAAGGAGCAAAAAAATGAATCACATTCACGATTTTATCGAGTTCATGCAAAAAGGCCGCACAATCCCAGAATGGGACTTCACGACCTACATGTTCTTTACATTCTCAATGCTTGTCGGAGTTCTCATCTTGCTTCCTGTTCGATTTGAGAACTCTTTTGGAAAGAGACCAGAAGACACCAAAGATAGGGACGCTAACGAAGGACATTAAATTTCCAAATTGAGTATCAGACAGGACAATCAAGCAGTTTCTCAAAACGAGGAATCCAAAGATAGGCAAAGTGATGACAAAGCTATAAGTTATATCACCGTCTTTCTCAAACTTGAAAAAGAGCAGAATGTCATGGATATAGCTTAACGCTAACATCGAAATGAATAAAGCGATACCAATCACTAGGCATAGATACGTCCAATTGATGTCGGCCAGCCTAGTCAAGGCTGAATGGCTATCTGGTGTTATACAGTGGAATTCAATGTACAGCAACCCAACGAACATCAGAAAAGCAGATATTTCAGATTTATTCTTCATGTCAAAACCTCGTTTTTATTAACTATTATATCAAATGGAAAGGACTACCAATGGAAATCACCTACAAACCAGTCGGAGTTAACGAAACGGCTGAGTGGGGAGACTACGACCACCTAATGCAACGGTGGGAAGGCCTAGGAAAGTCAATGGCAAAGAACCTCATTCGAGAAATGAGGGATAACAAAGACTTTCGAGACTACGTATTCAACCCGACGCACAAACTGGTATTCATCAACTATGAGGGATTTAAGTCCTTCATCGAGTGGAAAACTAGAAACAGATTCAAATAGCAATACATCCCTAGCCGTAGCAGTGAGCTAGCGAGGAGATATAAGCAATACCTACCTGAAACTACAACGATTTGATATTCATAAGTCTCCTTAAATTATATATGAATTAAAAAACCTCACTAGCTCTCTAGTGCGGTTAGGGAAAGAAGAAAGGAAATACAATACAACATGAGGCCAACAAGATGGCCGTATTCACGGCAAATAACAAAAACCCCTAGCGACTTGCTAGAGGAATGGATTAAAGCTAGAGAAGCATTCTATGTCAGCGTTGAGCAAGAGCGCATATCTGCTTTAAAACAGTTGAATGAAGCTACTTATCGTGTCGAGAAAGTTGATCATTCAATTCAGCAACTCGGCTCTCGAGTTTAGAAATCTTTGCATTAAGCTTATCAACTTCTTGAAGCTTGAATGAAGTTTCAAGATCAACTGCTTGGGCTTTGAGTAATTCATCAACAAGTTTGACGATAGCATCAGAACCGCCCGCAAATTCGGTTAGTGCCTTGTCAGCTGCTTGTTTAAATGCATCGAATTGTTCGCTCATAATTCCACCTCCCTTCATTTGGGATAACTCAATTGTATCACGAAAGGAAATAAACAAATGAAACCATCAAAACTATTTAGCTGGATTTGGTCAAAAAAACAGCCACAACAAGAATGTTTCTTTGAACCAGTATGGACACCACGAGAAATTAACGACCAGAAATATGAAGCACGTCAGAGACGTGAGCGGTATCTAGCCGCTAAGTATCTTAACAGTAAATAGATCATCAATCTTCCAACGTGCAGCCACGGCCTCGTCGTGGAGTGTAACTTATACCCATAATTCCCCAAAAATTATACTAAATTACTTTTTTCCTAATTTTCCCATTTACAAGTCTAATAAAACATTGAAACATGACACGGTGGGGCTATGGGTGCACGTTGAGAGCACTAAAAAAAGCATGGGTTAGGGCCCATGCAAGAAAATTATACCAAGGAGATTATACCATGATTTCACAAACAATTGCAAAACCATCTTTTACTAAATCTAAAGCCTATGGCTTGTGTGGCACACTCGCACTCGCTACAGCATTGCTTATCGGTGCTGGTCAAGTATCAGCGGATGAAATAACACAGCCAGTAGTTGACGCTCAACCAGCGGTGTCTAATGTGTACACGGCTGACAATGCCGGCAATGTTACTGTGACACCGTCTGAAACAGTGGTACCGACAGAAACGCCGGTAGCAACTACAGAAGTAGCTACACCAGCACCAGCAACAACTACAGAGGTAGCTCAACCAGTAGCAGAAACACCGGCAACACCTACAAGCGTGACTAAAGAGGGTGACACTATCACCGTCGAAAACCCTAACGTGCAAGTGGACTTTCCTAATGGCACTGGTAAATATAACCCGTTTGAAGTGGAATACAAAGATATCAACTTCCCAGACGATATGGCTATCAACGAAGGCGATAAAGTCACATTCAACTTGCCAAAGGAAATCACTTTCCAAACAAATTATGACTTTGATGTGAAAAACCCAGAGAATAACGTGGTTGGTAAAGCGTCTACGAACGTAGCAACCCAAACAGTTACTACAGTCTTCAATGACTACTTCAAAAACCACCCATTGAACAAGCAAATGAGCTTGAAGTTAGATGCTAAGTGGACGGATGCCGTTGAATCAGGTAAGCCTGTGACCGTTAATTTCAACGGTACAGTCGTTACTGCAAACATCGGCAAAGAACAAGAAATCGGCAAGGATGAATTGGTCGCTAAGTGGGGTAGCCAAGACAAGGATGACCCTACTGTGATTGACTGGACTATTCGTGTCAACTATGCACGCCGTGTCCTAAACTATGTGACACTTATCGATACTATGAGCGACAATCAAAAGCTTGTAGACGACTATTTTGTAATGAATTATGTCGATAGCGTTGAACCTTGGACGGATAAAGGGTCAGCAATGGAACTTATCAAGTCAATGGCTAAATCAGACCACGGGTTTGAAATTAAAATGGATCGCCTTGATCGTATGGTTTATATCTGGTACAAAACTAAACTTGTCAATGCGGTTAAAGATTCAACCAACCCAACCAACAAGGTTGAGTTGAAAGCCGAAAATGATGGTGCTACATCTTCTAGCCGTGCCGTCTTGGTCGGTGGTAAAGGTGATGCCAGTGGTGAGAATAAACCAGTTTGGGAAATTCCACACGATGCGCCAAAAGTTGACATCCCAGAATTTGAGGGCGGCATCCCTGGCATTCCGGAAGAACGTGTGAAACCAGAATATACTGAGCCAATCGGAACTGTTCCGAATGATGCACCAGTGCTAGACAAACCAGAATGGAACGGTGGCACAGTACCAAATGAAGCACCAGTTTACGACAAGCCAGAATTCCAAGGTGGTATTCCGGGTATTCCAGAAGTACGTGAGCTCCCACCATTCGAGGGCGGCGTAATTCCAAACGATGCACCAATTTTGGACTTGCCAGAACTTAAAATCCCAGAGGAACCAACTAAACCAACACCAGAAAAACCTAGCACGCCAGAAAAGACCCCTAAAACGAGCGTTGATAAAAAAGCGGCACAATCTGTCGCAGTATCTTACAACCTCGCACCAGTGAGCAAAGAGACACCAAAAACAGCCGTTTATGGTGGTACTCTACCAAGTACCGGCGAGAAAGAGGGCATCGCTAGCACTTTAGGGCTGGTAGTAATTGCAGCAGGCATCACAACTTTGGGATTGAGCTTTAAGAAATACAACGGCAAAGAAGACAAGTAATTAAATAATTAGAAGTGGTGGGAGGGTAGGCATTAAAAAAAGCACCCTTGGAAAACTCCAAAAGGTGCAACGTTCATCAAAACGATTTACTTGATTATAACACAAAAGAAAAGGAGGAACAAGTGGCAAATAGAAGGATGTTCAGTAGAGATGTCGTAATGACTGATGATTTTCTTGACTTACCTCCTACAACAAAGGCTTTATACTTCTTCTTAAACCTAGAGGCTGACGATGATGGTTTTGTCGGAAATCCTAAAACTATCATGCGATTGGTTGGCACAACGAAAGAAGACATGAAACTTCTAATCGAGGGCAACTATGTACTGTTGTTTAACAGTGGAGTGGTAGTTATAACAGATTGGACAGAACACAATTCTATTAGGAAGGATAGAAAGAAACCCACTAGATTCACAGAGGAAATGCAACAAATAGCACTGGTAGAAGGCAATAAATATCAGTGGTTGTCAGATGTGCAACCAACTGACAACCAACTGACAACCAAATGTCAGACAAATGGTTGCATAGGAGAGGATAGGGGAGGAGAGGATAGGATAGGAGAGGATAGGGGAGGAGAGGTAAGAGAAGAAAAACAACCTACCACTACTCCCCCTCTTAATCAAGACCTTGTAAATCTTTATCAATCTTTCGAAGCTGAGATAGGCAGACCGCTATCACCACTCCAAACGCAAGACTTACAGTACATGCTAGAAGATTTTAACGCTGACGTTATTCTTGAAGCACTAAAAGAAGCAGTAAGCCAAGGTAAGGCAAACTTTGCATATATTAAGGCTATCTTAAACCGATGGAAACAAGACAACTTAATGACGGTTGAACTTGTTAGGAATAGCAAAGCAAATCATAAGGGCAAGAAACAACAAAAGAAAGAGCCACAAACTTATGAAGAATGGGTAGCTACTCGAACGGATGAAAACCCATTTTAGGAAGGGGTGATATCTATATGCTATCGCAAGCTGAAATTATAGCAAACACAAAAAGGCTAGGGGACGTTTGTCCTATTCATGGGGTACCGATGTTACAGCTTAATATCCACGTTAAAATTGCGGGTGAAGAACAACCACGCAAACCCTCTCCAGTTTGTCCAAAGTGTGCCAAAGAGCAAAGAGACAAAAAGGAAGAAGAGATGGCAAAAGAGAGCATGAAGAGAAACCTCTATCTGAGAACGTATGACGTGCTTATGAGAGATAGCACTATTCCCGAAGAGCTAAAGTCAGCATCTTTTGATAACTTCATCGCTAGAACGCAAGAGGAAAAGAATCTGCTAGATTTCGTGAAGAGACAAACGCAGAAATATCTTGATGGCGTAGACGGGAACACCTTGCTAACGGGAACTACTGGAATCGGTAAAACTCACTTGACTATTGCAATGGCTAAAACGCTGAATGAGACTTTCAAGGAAAGAGGAACACCAAAGAGTGTGCTATTCGTGAATTTGACCGAAATATTACGGAAAGTCCGAGAGAGCTTTAAGTTTGAGAGCAAAGAGGGTTACTATTCAAGACTGTTGGTGGAGGTTGATTATCTCATCCTGGACGATTTAGGCGTTAAACAAAGTGATTCAGGGCGCTCTAAGTCAGCGTGGGAAGAAGAATTTATCTTTGACGTGCTCAGTCATCGCAAGAATACGATTATCTCAACCAACTTAAGCAATGATGAAATTGCAAACCTTTACAGCGAACGTGTCGCAAGCCGCATTCGGACAGGACTGGAAGGGAATGTATTTAAAGCACTCAACATCAAAGATAAGCGCTATACACTCAATCAGCTAAAACAGCTAGAAGGATGATGCTATGACGGAAGAAGAAGTAAAACTAAAGCTCTTTGAAGACTACGAGCGTATTCACGGCCTTGTATTCTCAAAAGAGCACAAACAGAAAATGATGGATGATTTAGATCTGTATTCGTTTATCGAGAAAATTAATGAATATATGTATTTCGCTAAGAAATCGACGCAGATTTTTAGCGTACACTAGAAAACCCCAAGGGAGATAAAAACATGACAAATCAACTACAAACACAAAACAAAAGGGATATTTCAACAGATACAAGCGTTTGGACGTTTCAAGATATTAAACGCTACTACGACCCACAAGATTTATTGACAGAAAAACAAGTTGGGCAAGCTTTATCGCTGATTAAAGGTCGTAACCTCAACCCATTGCTAAACGAGGTCTATATCGTAGCTTACAAAAAGAAAAATGGTGGGGCTGAATTTAGCTTAATTGTCTCAAAAGAAGCATTCTTGAAGCGTGCAGCACAAAACCCAAACTATGAAGGCTTTGAAGCCGGAGTGGTAGTTGTTGACGATTCTGGTGATATGGTAGAGCGGAAAGGGGCGCTGCTGCTACCTAACGACACGCTCGTCGGTGGCTGGGCAAGAGTTTACCGCAAGAATTTCAAGGTTCCTGTAGAGGTTTTCGTTAGTCGTGAAGAATACGATAAAAAGCAAAGCACTTGGAACGCTATGCCAGCTACCATGATTAGAAAAACCGCTCTTGTCAATGCCTTACGTGAAGCTTTCCCAGAGGATTTAGGAAATATGTACACTGAGGATGACGGCGGTGAAACATTCGACAGAATCAAGGATGTAACGCCACAAGAGACACAAGAGGATGTTAGAGCTCGTAAGCTGGCGCAAATCGAACAAATGAAGCAAGAACAAACGCATTTCCAACAAACAAGTGAAAGCAATTCTCAACCGGTTGCCAATTCACAAAACGAGCCAGTTCAAGGCGAACTTCTCGACTATTAACGAGGTGTGAACAATGCAAGAATTACAAGTTAATATTGAACAAGCTAAAGTTGAAATTGTAGGGCAAGAGGTTTTTGAAAAAGGCATTGCTGATGTAGTTGCTAAGTATCAAAATTACACAGTCACTGCTGGCACTATCAAAGACGACAAGAAAGTTTTGGCTGAATTACGAAAATTAACCAAGCAAATTTCAGACGAACGTATCAAAATCAAGAATGAGTTATCAAAACCAGCGACGGATTTTGAAAAATATATCAAGGAAACAGAGAAACCTCTTAAAAACATTATCAACCAAATTGCAAATGATGTGAAAGAGTTCGAAAATCATCAAAAAGCACTGAGATTGGACACTGTTAAAAGCTATTTAGCTAACAAAGCCAGCGACTATATGATTGACCCTCGCATTTTTGATGGAAAAGCAACGGAATACATCAAAAATGGCGATTTTATGGCGGACGGTGTAACTCTTAAAAAAGCGACTATGAAGGCATTAGACGACATGGTTACTTTTGAATATCAAAAACAAGAGGAATTTAAAAAAGCCACTCAATCCATATCTGGACTTTGTTCAGAGTACGGAATGACCGACCAACCGTATATCCGTATGCTTCAAAATCTGACATTAGCAGAGGTGTTAGATCAGATTCGTTCAGACCATGCTTTTGAATTACAAGAACAAGAAGCTGAACGCAAAAGACAAGAACAAGAAGCACTACGACAAGCTGAATTGCAAAAACAAAAAGAAAAGATAGCAGAAACGAAACCAACGGCATTAGTTGTCGATTCAGAAACGGGCGAAATTATCGAAAACACGCCAACAATTGAAGAAGCTAACATTCCAGAATCAAAACGTTATCGCCAAAAAATGACACTTGAAGTCTACTTTGAAGATTCAGAAGATAAAGACAGATTTAAACGTTTACTTAGCAAAAACGGTTGGGAATACAAACAAAACTACACTGTCAGCGGCTATCAAAACATAGCTAGTATGACCGAAGAAGAATTGAAAATACATTTAAGTTAATGTCAAGACCAAAATCTAAACCCAAACTGGACGATTTACTAAATCGTGAATAGAAGGAGAGAAAACTATGATTAATTCAGTCTGTCTTGTCGGAAGATTAACAAGAGACCCAGAGCTACGCTACACGCCTAGCAATGTTGCTGTTGCAACATTTAGCCTTGCGGTTAACCGTACCTTTAAGGACGCTAACGGCGAACGTGAAACGGACTTTATCAACTGTGTTATCTGGCGTCAGCAAGCTGAGAATTTGGCTAACTGGGCTAAGAAAGGCGCATTGATTGGAATTACTGGACGTATTCAGACACGTAGCTACGAGAATCAGCAAGGTCAACGTGTGTATGTAACCGAGGTTGTCGCTGAAAACTTCCAAATGCTGGAAAGCCGTGCAGCGCGTGAAGGTAGCAACGCCAGCCAAGGCAATACATCGGGAGCATTTGGCAATGACAACGGCTATGCAGGACCTTACGGGCAACAAGCACCGCAACAGCAAGGACCAAACTTTGCGAGAGATAGCGGACCTTGTGGGAATAGTAACCCGATGGACATCAGTGATGATTTACCCTTCTGAGAAAGGAAAAATAAATGGAATTTAAACCAATAAAAGGTTACGAGGGCATTTATGAAGCGTGTTCCGATGGCACAATTTGGACGTGTGAAGGGAAAACGACATATAGTAATTGGCACGGAAAAGTCAGGAAGCGTGTTTGGAAACGTAGAGAAATCAAGCCACAGATACAAAAGCGACAAACGAGTGGCAAAAGCGACAAACGAGTAAAGTTGTGGAAAGATGGGGAGGTAAAAACACACCTCGTAAGTAGATTAGTGGCCACCGCATTTATTCCTAACCTAGAGAACAAACCAACCATAAACCATATTGACGGGAATCCTTTGAACAACAATATTGTTAACCTTGAGTGGGCGACGTATAAAGAAAACAACAGTCACGCTTTTAAAACAGGGCTTATGAGCACGAACAAAAAAGTTGTCTTAAAAGGCTTATCAAGTGGTACAGATTATAGGTTTAACAGCTTGACAGATGCCAGTCGTTTTCTCGGTATGAATCATGGTTTTCTAAGTAACAGACTGAAAAGAGGTAAGGGAGTGGATGGATATGAAGTGGAATTGGTCTAAGGTGCACTATGAGAATGATTTTAAATATTGAACCGAAGCCACAAACAAGGCCACGATTCAGCAAGTTTGGAACTTATGAAGACCCTAAAATGAAGGCATGGCGTCGCCAATGCTCGCAATTAATCGAGCAAGAATATGATGGGCAATTCTTTGACGGTCCGATTTCAGTAGATGTCGTATTTTACATGAAAGCCCCGCTAAATGTATCAAAAAAGCCCACGCCGAAGGCTAGAGCTAAAACGTGGGATATATTCAAGCGGTTCATGTCTGAAATGCTTTGGCATGCTAAAAAACCCGACGTTGACAATCTTGTCAAGGCACTCTTTGACAGTATTTCAAACGCTGGTTATAACAAGGTCGATAAGAAAGGGATTGTTTGGACGGATGACAGCATTGTTTGCGAGTTGAGAGCTCGTAAGAAGTACAGTCCTAACCCACGCATTGAATTTGAAATCAAGGAGCTTGAATGAACAGCAAATATAAAGACAAGTTGGTTGGTGTATATGCACCGGGCAACTATGGGCATACAAGCGTATTAGATCAGACGCAAGAATTTTCAAGGTGGTTTTGGTCTAATCGTGAGGATATGGAGCTAATCAGCATTAAGTTAAGTATCGACATTAAGAAGCTCAATCGCATTCTGACACTAGAGCAGTTACCAGACGAAGATTTGTTAAGAAAGATGGTCGAGCTATGCAATGGTTAAGGCGATTTATAGCGAAGAATCCGGCAAAGGTTTTCAGAGAAGGACCGGAACCGATAACTATGGGAATTAAGGAGCACGACATGAGTTGGGCAGTATCAGTATTTGAGAATGGCAAGCTATACCAACGTATTCAATACAAGGATAAGAACAAGGCACTGAACGAGTTTCACCGTCAAGGTGCTAAATATGGCGGTAGCAAGTGCCATGAAGTTGAATTGAAGGAGGTGGAGGATGAATAAACAGGAATTGTATCGCAGAATCGAAGAAATGCCATACAATCACGGTATTTTTATAGACACCGTAAAATTAAGCAGAAGATGGCTTTTAGGTTCGATATCACGGTTAGAAGAACCTACTTATAGCGGCATCCCAGAGCTTATCACTAAAATTAACGAATGGGCAGACGAACGCAATTTAAAGCAAGCCGACCCGAAAATCCAGTGGATGCGAATCACGGAGGAGGTCGGAGAAATCCGAGACGTACTCTTGAAACCGACTAAATTCACGGAACCGCAAGCAGCGTTGAAGGATGCCATCGGTGACACGCTAGTAACAATTATCGTGCTAGCACACCAGTTAGACCTAGATGTGACCGAATGTCTTGGTATTGCGTATGAAGAAATTAAGAACAGAAAGGGAAAGATGATTAATGGCACATTCGTTAAGGAGGAAGATCTTTGAAAATGATTGTCTGGGCATTATTCGATAGTGGAAATGGATCATACACCAAAGGCGTCAAGAAGCTGGACAAAGATATTGAAATCTATCCAATAGGTATTGATATTGAAAATAAAAACCATCATTTTATCAATCTGAATTTAGCTGATTATAGCCGCTTGTTTGGAGATAACACCCTATTTGACACATTGGACAAATTGCCTAAACCTGATCTGATTATCGCTAGCCCACCGTGTGAAAGTTGGTCTAATGCTAGTGCTATGGATAGAGGGAATGCGTGTTGGAAACAAGAGCGAGGTGATTCTTTGTTTCAACCACAAGAACCCTTGTCGATATTTACCGTTCGTGATCATAAGGATTATGACAGATATCAATATTATCCAAATAAACAGCTTATGAAAC